GATCAGAATGGCTCATTTACACAGCCCACAGCCCCACAAGATTCGATGCAGGGCGGCTTAGGTGGTTTGGGGTCGATCTTTGACAGAATAAAAAAACAAATGCCCCCGCCACCAACACAAAACCGTAGGCCGATTAGTGGTAAAGGGCCGGGCAAAGGGCGAAGACAAATGCCTACAGGCCCAATATCTAACAATAGAATGCCATCTCCTACAGGGCCGTTTGAAGGCGGCCCTGCTCCTCTTCCCCCTCCACTCCCTACAGGGCCGGGCAAGGGGCGAAGACAAATGCCTACAGGCCCGTTTGAAGGTGGCCCAATGCCCTCTCGACCTCAGATGCCAGATCCAGATATGCTGCAAAAGCTACAAGAGGCGTTAAGGCAAAAGCAGAACCGTGAAATGCCACAAAGAACACCTCCGCCCATGCGTGGTGATATGCGTAAAAAAGGCGGCTTGAGCGGAATGATTGAAAAACTTGCAATGCAAGCCGCTCAAAAAGCTGAGCAGCCGCAAATGCCTACAAGACCACGAACTCGCGGTGGAATGTTTAGAAGGGCAGAAACCCTTCAAAATACCCAACCATACAGAGGCGGAAGGTTTGGAAGGTTTGGAAGGTCACAAGACCGTGGCGGCAGTGGCGGAATACTCCCTAAAGCCAGTGGTGAGCCTGACCTAGAACAGATTCGCAAACAAATTATGCGCGGCATTAACGTGCGAGGAATTGGAATCTAATGGCTGTATCAAATGACCTACAAAATGCCTTAGACGCATACGGAAGCTCAAGCTCTGCATACAGCGACCTAGATGATTACCTGATGCAACGCCCAGTCTATGATCGCGGCACAAGAGCTGCACCAAGATCCCCCACAATGTCTACGCTTCAATCTATTCAGCCTAGCGCAGAAGACATGGTTGCACGTCAATATGAGAAGTTGATGGCAGAAAACCAAGCTACTGATGAAGCAAGCAGCTTGGCGAGACAGGCGGAAATAGACGAGCTTAGGACGCTACTTCAAGAAGACCTGTCTTCTTCGGAAGACGCAGCATTGGCTCAACGATCAGAGATTACAAAGGTTTTGGAAGGAAAAATTCAAGAGCTTATGTCTGGCGTTGACACAGAAACTGGCGAGTTACGGCAGTCTGGCTTAGAGGAAAGGGCTAACTTATTAGAGCAGATTATTGCGCTCCAAGATCAAATTGAAGCGTTAGAAGGCGCTGGCTTGATGCAGTCTGATTTAGACCAAGCACTTGCTGGTCAGGGTCAAACAATAGCTGACTTGCAAGCGTCTCAGTTAACCGAAGATATGATTACCCAACAAAGACAAGCGGCACTTGATCCAATACAAGCTCAGATTGACGCCTTGAAGAGCAGTATGCCTACCCAACAAAACATTGACGTTGACGCTTTGCGGAAACAAATAACAGATGAGGTTTTGGCTGGGATGCCTAAACCTGCTGCAACACCCGCGCCTGCTGCAACGCCTGCACCAGTAACGACTGGATCTCAAGAGGGTCAGTTTAATGTGTCTGTTGAGCCAGAGCAGAGCGCATACGCTGGCTACACTGGCGGTGGCGGCGGTGGTGAGATGGGCGCAGGAGATACTAACTTCGTCTTCGATGACAATTTAAATCCAGCTGAGGGGTTTTCGTAATGGCAACACCTAAGAATGTGGCAAACCCGAAACTCTATGCCAAGGCAAAGGCTAAGGCTAAGGCCAAATTTGATGTATATCCTAGCGCATACGCTAACGGCTACATGGTTCAAGAATACAAGCGCATGGGCGGAAAATATAAAGGCGCTACTGGCGGCGAGGTGAGCTTAGATCCAAAGAAAAGCGATCTTGATAATGACGGTAAGCTAAGCCGTTACGAGCGTAAGCGCGGCACCGCTATCGCCAAGAGTATGGCAAAGAAAATGAACATGGGCGGAACCGTTATGGTTCAAGGGCGTGGCTGCGGAGCCATGATGGAAAGCAAGCGCAAGAAGACGCGAGTTCCCCGTGCGTAAGAAAAAACGAGGACTAGACGATTGGTTCGGCTCAGAGAAATGGGTCGATATTTCAGCGCCCAAAGAAGGCGGGGGTTTTAAAGCTTGTGGGCGCGACAGCGCAAAAGACTCTAGTCGCGGATACCCGAAATGCGTACCATCGGCTAAAGCTTCCAAAATGAGCAAAGAGCAAATTGCTTCAGCAGTAAAAAGAAAGAGATCTAAAAAACAAGGCGTTGGCGGGAAACCAACAAACGTCAAAACATTTGCAAGAGACGGCGGTGAAATTATGAAGAGCAAGATGAGCACTAAAGGCGGGGCAATGGGCGGCAAAAGAGGCATGATGATGCCTGCTCGCATGAAGAAAGGCGGCTCAGCCAAGGGTAGCATGATGAAGACCAAGGGCATGGCAAAGGGTGGCATGATGAAAACCAAGGGCTACGCAAAAGGCGGTGCTGCAAAAAGCACAGCGCCATCATCAAAGAATAGCGGCTTATATGGTCGCAGGTAGTGCCTTACCTTCAGAGTAATATCCCGCACTTCAAGTGCTGGGTTAGGAAGGAATACACGCACAACCATGAGCAATACCACGGCGAGTTCATACACGCTATGGTTATCGCTGTGACCACTATGCCGGCGCGTTGCTTGTCGTTTCAGCTAATTTTTACGGGCGCTGAAACCTACGACGATGATGACACCCCAAACGTGCATGGCGGTGCGATGTGGGCAAGAATGCCCATTACTGCGCTGGTTGGCGATACACCGTTTGAGGAATGGCCTGAGCCAATGCCTGTTTGGGCGGCTCAACCTTGGGACTGTAGCTCGCACACCCACGCGGTGTATGTTTTAGATCGAGCCACACCAACACCTTGGCTTGCTATGATCGACGGCGAAATGTACCCAGCAAAGTATATGTTTACTGTAGATTACTCCGAAAACGAGATTGCAGATGACCCAGCACAGCACAAACAAAGCCATGTTTTGGAGCTTCTTGACGCTGGGAAGTGGACTGGAAATATTGTGGCATTGCCAAACAATCGGGTAAGAGTCACCCACCCTGCATGGTTTGAAACGGGTGAAGGTGCGCCAGACTTTAGGCCATCACAGCATATCCACTACTCCAAAAGTGATTTAGACTACACGTTAGATGTAAATCAGGTTTTTAATAACCTATACGCAGGTGACAAAGATGGCGGTAAGCGGAAGTAAAGATTTTGAATTAGACGTAGCAGACTACGTTGAAGAGGCATTTGAGCGTTGTGGTTTGGAGCTTCGCACTGGCTATGATTTGAAGTCTGCAAATCGCTCGCTGAATTTGATGCTGGCTGAGTGGTCTAACCGTGGTTTAAACCAGTGGACGATTAATCAAAAGGTTTTGCCGATGGTGCAAAACACAACCTCGTACACGATTGATGCAACTACACCGACTGCAACCATTGATGTGCTTGATGTTTTCATCAGAGAGACAATTGGCGGCGTTTCTACTGACGTGCCTTTGAGCCGAATGTCTCGCAGTGAGTACGCGAACCTTTCCACAAAGACAACAACTGGTAAGCCTAACCAGTACCTGATTGACAAGCAGATTAGCACAACAATCACCGTTTGGCCTGCACAAGAACAAAGATCCAAATACGAGATGTACCTAAACGTCTTGAGTCGCATGGATGACGCATACGCTGGGGCAAACAACCTGCAAATACCTTTTAGGTTTTACCCATGCTTGGCTGCTGGCCTTGCATATTATCTGGCACTCAAGCGAGCGCCTGAGAAAGTATCTATGCTAAAGCAATTGTACGAAGAAGAGTTTGAAAGGGCGCTGAGCCAAGACCAAGACAGGGTTTCGTTTAGAATTGCACCTGATCTGCGCGGATACAACTTAGGATAATGGCTTTTGCATCCAACCATCGAGCGTATGGAATCTGTGACATCACAGGTTTTCGCTATCGCCTAAAAGACATGAAGATGACGTGGGACGGTTTGCTTGTTGGGCCTGACCAGTGGTCGCCAAAGCACCCTCAGCTTATGCCCAAGCCAAGCCCTGTAGACCCAGAGGCTTTGCAGATCTCTAGGCCAGACCAAGCGGCTGGCGGTAACGACAATAATTTTTTCAGTGTTTACACGAACACTGGTCTTGGTAAATTAGGCACAACTTTGCAAACTTTTGGACTTTCAGTTAATGTAGGCGCTGTGGAGGTAACCACGTCATGAGTTTTACTCTTTCAACTTTGAAGACGGCGGTGCAAGATTATTTGCAGGTGTCAGAGACAGCGTTTACTAGCCAGTTGGATACATTTATCCAAGAGGCTGAGAGTCGTATCTTTAAGTCTGTGCAGCTCCCTGAGCAGCGCAAGAACGTAACCGGAGCGGCGTCTTCGGGTAATCGGTTTTTGGCAACGCCAACTGATTTTTACGCTCCGTTTTCATTGGCGGTAATTGATAGCGACAATAAATACACTTATTTGGATTTTAAGCATCCTTCTTTTTTGAAGGAGTACAGCCCAACATCGACAACGACTGGCAAGCCAAAGTATTACAGCTTGTTTGACCAGTCGGCGTTTGAGATGGCCCCTGTACCCAATTCAAATTATACGGTTGAGTTGCACTACCTATACAAGCCAGCGTCACTGACTGCTGGCGCGGATAGCGGTACAACATTGTTATCAACAGACCACCCTGACCCGCTGCTTTACGGCACCTTGGTCGAGGGCGCTATTTTCTTGAAAGAAACTCCTGACGTGATTGCTCAATTTGAAGCACGGTTTAAGGAAGCTATGGCTCGGATGAAGAATCTGAGTGAAGGCCGAAATACCCGTGACGAATTCAGATATGACTTATTGCGTACAGGGGTAACTTAATTGGAAAAAATAAAAGAGCTTAAAGGTAAGAAAATAGCAATTATTGGTCTGGGAGCTTCTCAGATCGACTACGTTATTGGCGTTGAAAACAGTATGCAGTGGGACGAGGTGTGGTGTATTAACTCCGCCATCTCGGTGTTTGACTGCGATAGAGCCTTCATTCTTGACCCAATGGAGCGGTTTCTTGATTCGGATGACGCTGGCGCTCAAACAGACGTTATGCGTAGAGTTCTCCCCACCTTTGATAAACCAATCTATTCCTGCGGCCTAGATGAGCGCGTTCCTGCGGTTGTCGAATATCCTTTGCATGAGGTTATGCAGGAGTTCAAGACGGCCTACTTCAACACCACTGTAGCCTTCACAGTAGCCTTTGCTCTTTGGTCTGAGGTCGAGCAGATAGATTTGTTTGGTATTGATTTCTCTTACCGAAACAACCTGCACTTTGCTGAAGCTGGCAGGGCTTGTGTTGAGTTCTGGCTATCCAAGTGCATCAGTGCAGGCATCAAAGTAGGCGTATCTCCAAGGTCATCTTTGCTGGACTATAATGTAGAGCCACATGAGCGGCTTTACGGTTACCACAGGCTAGAAGATCCGCTGGTCGCGCTGTCATCAGAAGACGATGAGTGGCTCATCTGACCTCGCTCGCAAACCGAAGAGATGATCAAAAAATACAATATAAAGATGGCTGAGTTGCCCCGCGCTCCAGAGCCATATAAGGGCTAGATATGTCAGGTAACGGAACTTTTGAAATCGGCAACGTGATGGTTTCAACAACAAACAACAAGGGCCATGACCCTGAGTTTTGGGCTGAGCAGATCACAAACAAGATTGTATCGGTGTCTGCCAATGCAGAACCGCACGTCAGGCAGCAAGCCTTGGCTTTCCGATCTTACATTTATGACGTAATATTGGCAGGAACTAAGAGTGCAATTGCTTCAGATCGCGTTACAATACGGGGAATGTTAAGCGCACAAGGCCATGAGGACATGGCTAATATTATTAAGGAGCTTTGATATGGCTATTACCTCGGCGGTTTGCTCATCCTTCAAGCAAGAAGTTCTTGTCGGTACTCACAACTTTACTGCTACCTCTGGTAACAGCTTTAAGCTTGCGCTGTACACTTCAAGCGCAACATTAGGCGCGGCTACAACTGCGTTTACAACTACAGGCCAAGCGAGTGGCACAAACTACACCTCTGGCGGTAATGCGCTAACAAATGTTACCCCAGTATTGAGTGGCACCACCGCAGTATGCGATTTTGCCGACCTTACTTTTGGCACGGCAACAGTCACTGCCCGTGGCTGCATGATCTATAATGACACCAACTCTGACAAGGCTGTTTGTGCGATAGACTTTGGTGGTGACAAGACTTCCACTGCTGGCGATTTTACGGTGGTTTTCCCATCACCAACCGCCACTGGCGCAATCATACGGTTGGCATAGATGTCTAATGGCACTATCCAAAGTAGAATTTCAGGCAGGAATCAATAAAGAAGAAACCGACTACGCCGCATCTGGCGGTTGGGTTGACGGAAACTTAATAAGATTCAGAAAAGGCCGCGCAGAAAAAATGGGCGGCTGGTACAAGCGTGGCGGTCAAACCTTTCTTGGTGCGGGTCGTGCGCTACATAGCTGGATCTCTCTAGCGGCAACCAAATACCTTGGTATTGGCACCACAGTAAAATACTACATCGAAGATGGTGACATTTATTATGATGTTACGCCCATTCGCAAGACCTCTACCAATAGCATAACTTTTGCCGCTACCAATGGCTCTTCAACCATCACAGTGACTGACGCTACGCACGGCGCAGTAAATAATGACTTTGTAACAATTTCTGGAGCGGCTTCTTTAGGCGGATTAGTTACTGCCGAGGTGTTAAACCAAGAATACGAGATCGACTTAGTTCTAACCACGAACACCTACACAATCACTGCAAAAGACACCACTGGCGCTACAGTCACTGCCAACGGCAGCGATACAGGCAATGGCGGCTCTGGTGTAGACGGCTCCTATCAAATCAATGTTGGCCTAGACACCTATGTTCAAGGAACAGGTTGGGGCGTTGGAGCTTGGGGTGCAGGAACCTTTGGTTCTGCAAGCTCAGTGTCTGCTGTAAACCAATTACGCTTGTGGACTCACGACAACTTTGGCGAAAACCTAATCATTTGCCCACGCGGTGCTGGCATATTCCGTTGGCTAGAGAACAGTGGAACAAGTGTTAGGGCTGTTCTTTTGTCTGGCGTTTCTGGCGCGAACCTAGTGCCTACCGTTGGCTTGCAGGTAATCACCAGCGAAACCGATAGACACCTTATCGTGCTTGGTGCAGACCCAATATCAGGAAGCTCTAGGACGGGTGTTATTGACCCCATGCTTGTGGCGTTCAGTACATCTGAAGACGATCTTCAGTTTGAACCTTTAGCAACCAACAGTGCTGGCTCGGTCAGACTGTCAAGTGGGTCGTTTATTGTCGGCGGTATGAAGTCTCGCCAAGAAATATTGATCTGGACTGATACCAGCCTGTACTCGATGAATTTTATCGGGCCACCATTGACGTTTGCCATAAACCTAATCAATGAAGGCGCTGGCATGGTCGGCCCCAAGGCGGCGGTAAACGCGCCTAACGGTGTCTACTACGCTTCTAAGACTGGCTTTTACTTCTACAACGGGGCGGTGCAAAAGCTTCCTTGCTCGGTTCAAGAGTACGTTTTTGAAGACTTGGATCTTGGTCAAGCGTTTAAGTGTCACATGGGGTTGAACTCAGAATTCGGTGAGATGTGGTTCTTTTACCCCAGCCTCACGGACGGTACGGGTGAGATAAGCAGATACGTCATTTACAACTACGAAGAGAACACTTGGTCTATTGGTTCGCTTATCCGCTACGCATGGCTGGACGCAGGCGTTGAAGATCAGCCAATGGCTACAGGCGTTAATGAAAACTTGAACGTGTTGTTTGATCACGAAACAGGCTTTGATGATTACACCCAGCCAATGGCAAATGTGTTTATTGAGTCGGCTGACCTTGACATTTCTGATGGCGAAAACTTTGCCTTTGTCAAAAGAGTCATACCTGACGTGGCTTTTATTAAGCAGACGGGTGTATCAAGCTCTCCTGTCATGAACATTGTGCTCAAGCGCAGAGACTTCCCCGGTCAGTCATTAACCACCGACTCAACGACTCAGGTAACTGAAACCAGTACAATCAACAGTCTGCGTAGCCGTGCTAGGCAGGTGGTGTTGCGGTTTGAGTCGGATGATGACGCCAGTGGTAGCCAATTGGGTTACAAGTGGCGGGTTGGCTCTACAAGGCTAGACCTGCAACAAAGCGGTAGACGATAAGTGAGTCGCTTGCTTGAGACAAGATTGCCTCTGGCAACTGGAGAAAAGATAGACTCAGGCACGTTTAATCGGTTGATCCGAGTGCTGGAGTTAAACCTTGGCGCTGTGGATATAACGATTTCTCCGCACTTTAACGCTGACCAAATCAGCGAGCTTCAATTTGCAACGGGTAGCATTATCTTTAATACTACCACTGAAATACATCAAGCCTTTGATGGCACTAGATTTAGAGACTTGTACAGCCATCAAACCTATCCAACGGGCGTAGGAATAACGTCAGCCGTTGGGTCAGTAACCGTGAGTACACCGTAATGGATCAAATGCTTCAGAACAGAATTCAGAATCTAATAGGTGAAGAAATGCCTATGCCTCAACAGTATGCTGAAGGTGGCGGCGTTGAACCCGGCCCTGTTTCTCAATTTGAACTAGACTCCGTCGAAGGTTTAGACAACGAAGAAACCATGATGTCTTTGGAGCAAGCTGCGAGTGACCCATCTAATCCAAACGCAGATTTAGAAGAAGCCTTAAGCCAGCTTATGATGGCTAGAGATCAATCTACCGATGAGGATGAGGTCGCTTACATTGACGGATTAATGAATGCTGCCGAAGTTGGCTCTAACGCTCCAATGGCTGACCTAGCTATGGAGCTATCTCAAGCCGGTCGTGGTGGTGACGTTACTTTAGCGCATTTAAGGCCGGGAGAAATTGTTCTTCCGCCT